AGCACTATCAGGTAAAATAACTGGTGGTGGCGATCCTGATTATAGAAAAAGAGTTGTTGCAAATGCTGCAACAGGGTGGCAAGAAAAGTCTGTATTAATTAATGGAACATATTATACTTTTAATAGATTTGACCCTGCTTCAACTATAATTGGTTTTGGTGCAGATATAGCAGATATGGGTGTTAAATTATTAGAAATGAAAAAAGAAAAACCCAATGCTACAGTAGATAGATATGTTAATAAATTTATACAAATGGCTACATATTCTATGTGGAGTAACATGGCAGACAAAGCTATGTTAGCAGGTCTAACTAAACTAGCAGACGATTTATCTGGAGCAAAACGAGCATTAACATCTGGAGAAAATTTATTTGCAAGATTAGGAACAAATTTTTTAGAGCAAGTATCTAGAGCATCTGTACCTAATATACTTAGAGTGTTTGGTAGAACATCTGATCCTGTTATAAGGGATACTTACACAGCAGGTCAAATATTTAAAGATGCAATACCCTTTTTAAGAAAGGGTTTACCACCTAGATACAATATGTTTGGTGAAATTATGAC